ACTGGCTTAGATGCTGCGTTTAGGTTATCTAGTTCTGTGTTTGTTAGGCTGCGCTCTAGAGCAACTGCGCTATTAATTTTTGTACCAAAACCTGCTGGGGTCTTGAATACGCCACGTGAAGCGTCTGTTTCTAGATACTTACCTGCTGCAATTGCTGCTGGTCCAACTAAACGAGTAGCACCTGGTGCTGACTTTAGTAGGTCTGGAATTACTACCCATGGGAAATACATTGCTGCGTTTCCGCCATCTACCGCTCCGCAACCATCGACTGCGTAAGTAATAGCTTCTGCTGTTGTACTTCCTGCTGGTGGATCAATTAGAGCAAATACATCTCCACGAGCATCTGCATAAGCAGTTATGTCGTTGTCTAAAAGAACTTTAGCTGCACGAGCTCCAGTTTCACCACCAGATGCAAATGCATAAGATGCGTCTGCGTTCATCATAATCAATGGATTAGTGATTGAATCAAAAGTTGCTAAGGCAGTTTGATAGTTAGCACGTGTAGGTGCTGATCCATCTGCTCCTGAAGTAAATGTTTTTACTCCTGCAATTTCTGGCATATTAGCTGGAGCTGCTGTGCCTGATGTTAGGTTAGTAAGCGTTACGTAGTATGAAGATGAGTTTACGTAGGCTACACAGTAGCGGCTGTTTGTTGTGGACATGCTTAGGTCAGTAAACTGTTCTAAGATTCCATTTGCATCTGAAATAATCAGATTAAATGTGGTTGTAGAAGAAGCGGTAACTTCTGCTGTTAATGCGTTACCCCAAGCACCAGCACTCTTTGCTGTTACTCGAAGTGTACTTAGTGGGGTACCTGCACGGTCACGAAGGGTTACTGATGCTGCTGTAGCACCTGAACCTGTAACACGCTTAATGTATGCACTACGTCCGCCATTTGCAAAAAACGAATAGACTGCCCAGGTAGCTTGGTAGCTATCTGAAAGGCTTCCAAAAGTTTTTCCGAAGTCATACCAGCTTTGAATTAGAACTGGTTCTGCTGTAGGTCCTTGTGCAAATGCACCTAGGAACGCTCCGCGAGCCTGTCCGTTGTTTGCTAGTTCAACTTTTTGAGGCAGAGGTACTTCATTGATGAAGACTCCTGGTCTGCTATAACTTGCCATTCTTATTACTCCTTAGGGTTGAGTTGTTTTCTCGGGGTGCCAATTTATATTTGTATTGTTTCAAACGGGATGGACTGGCTATTGAGCGATATTAGAGGAGGTGTTTGTACTGGGTACTTCTGAGCAATAGCAGTAGGCAAGACTTCAGCGCTAATGCGTATGTTGTACACATTAGAGAATAGTCTCTTACCGTTTTGATCAGTAGTGTCTTTCTTTGACATTCCTAAAAATTCAACACGCCGAAGAGTGTTGTCTTCTGGAACAATAAGGCGGCCAGAGCGCAATGGAATGCGATGACCAGATAGCATTGCTGCCATGATTGCACGATCATGTCTAGGCTGACGTGCATAGGTAGTAATTTGATAATCAAGATTTACTGGGATAGGTACTTCTGTGGTGTACTGTTTTGATCCAGCACCACTTGAAAGCGTTGTTCCTTTATCTACACCTTCTGGGTAATAGGGCATAGTAATAATTCCTCGGTGTGCTCGTTCAAAGTCTTCAGAGTAACCGATGAAATCAAGAGTGATATATGGGTATACCTGATCTCTAATTTCCATATCAGGTTGTCCATACCAGACGCCTACTGGTCGAACAGCATTTCCACTATCAGAAACATTGATGCCTTGTAGAGCGGCCTTTAGGGCTTTATCTTCATTTAAAATAATAGGCATTAGATGAGCCCCTGCAATCTCAGGCTATTTGACATGCCTGTAGCAAAGCTGTCTTGATCTATGAAATTAGTTAGAAAGTTTCTAAGCACAGCAGATGGAGGAGTATCTTGATCTCCATACTCTAAAAAGTTGACTTGAGCTGAAAGGTGTGGTGGGTAGTAGATCTTGTACTCACCGTCTTTGTGGACGATGGACATCTGATTTACTACAGCTTCAGGCCATTTGTTCATACGGCACCAAGTTTTAAGGCGCTGAGTAGTGATACGAGAGTCTTCTATTTCTGCTGCAGAGACCGAGCTAGTTATAAGGTCTGATAGCTTCACTTACGGCCCGCGATTACTTTAGCAGTTAGACTTCCTGCAATCCATCCGGCTACCATCGAGCCAGCATGAAATTTGTCTAAGCCAAGTACACCGCGTACGAATTGCTCTCGGTCGGCATCGCTCTCTTCGCGTGCCAAACGGTCAAGTAAGTAAATCATCAGAATCCTCCAAAAGAAGATGCGGGGTAAAGCTGCAGGGTTCCGGATTACTCCGGCGTCAAGAACAAGAGTAAATGAAAAAGCCCCCTTTCGGGGGCTAATCATTTACTTCTTTTTAATCTTTTTAATGATCTTGGCGTCTATCTTTCGATCCTCAGCCATGGTCTTTGGCTTCTTCTTTTTGCCGTGTGCATCATCAGCTTTCTCAAATTTTGCCTTTTGAGCAGGGGTCATACCCTTGGTCATCTTGGCATCTTTCTTCTTATCTTTGGCTTCTGTGTATTTAGACATTAAGAGTTATCTTTTCCGCACTCACATTGGTCACATTTACCTTTTCCGTGTGGGGTCCAGTGATCGCAGCATTCGACGCACATTTACATGCCCTTCTTACGCACCATAGATTTTTTCTTAGCCATTGGACGGGCGTTAGGATCTGCCTTCTTCTTGTTACGGAGCATCTTAAAGTCTGCCCCATCGATCTTCTTAGGATTGCCAGCTGTAGCAGCTAGCTTCTTTTGCTTTTCTGACATTGCCATTACTTTTTCTCCTTCTTTTTCTTAGGGGCTTTCTTCTTATCAAATTTCTTATTTGCGGCAGCCACGGTCTTCATGCCGTGCTTGTTCTTAGGCATGCCACAGCCACAGGTGGCACACATTACTTCTTGCCGCCTTTAGGCTTCTTCTTGCAAGCACCCTTGCAGTTAGGCTTTGAGCATCCACATCCACATGATTTACACATTATTTTTTACCTTTCTTAGATTTAGCGACTTTGTCTTTTCCTTTACCTTCAGGTACACAGTTTGGCACCTTTTTTCCGCCTTTATTTTTCATACCTACTTGAACGTATCCGTCCCAGCAAGGGTTCGTATCTTTAGCCATTACTTACCACCTTCGTGAGGGTTCTTTCGGTGCCAAGCTCGGGTTGCTCGTTCCCCCGCCTTGATTGTCTTTGCACCAGCTTTTTTGGTAAGGTTAATCTTATCGTACTTTCCAGCTTTGGCCTTAGCCTCATGGTCGACAATTACGTCTCCCTTTTTATTTTTTTTAATTGTGTGCTTAGCACCGCTTACTTTAATTGTTTTAGCCATTTTAGCCTCCGTTATTAAATGGGTTGTAGTTCGAGTATTGTAAGAATTGTGGGTCGTTGACCAACTCTTCTGGGTTTACTTGGTTTAAGTCCATAGTAATAAATGTGTAGTCATTTCCCATCAATCCTCTAGGAAGAAATTTAGCTGGGGACCAAACGGTGCCTCTAAATACTATTCGATCTCTTAAAAACCTATCTGGGTCATTACTAAAATAGTCATCATCGGTCGTAGTGTTGCCGAAGTATGAGTTTCTTTTCTTAGATACGTCTCCCCGAATAACATCTATGTTAAAGGTAAGGCGTAGCTGGTCTACGGTGTAAAGACCTCGATCATTGCGCATCATTACGCCTTGCTCAAGTTTGGCAGAGATGACGGGCAGTGTAGATTCTTTCTTCCATCTACGACCTACAGTAGAGGAACCCACATCGTAGATAGGGTCTACTTGGCTAGCCACGGAATCCCAGGCCCACCAATCTACGGACATACCAACGGTACGCACCATATCTTTGGTTACGCCTAATTTAATAGACTCTTTCTCAGAGGCTACAGTGAATCTGCCTTGTACTTGGTCTCCACGCATCCTTACAGTTTACTGTTTAGGAGCTCTTATGACTTCCCAAAGATACTTTTCTGGGTCTTCTTCAGTAAACCACCAGTGGTCAGGCTCTACGAAGAAAAAATGACCGTACACCACAACATTTGTCTCTGGGTGCAAGAACTCATCTCGTTTTATAGAGCTATCATTTCCTGGATAAAACAAACCTTCATTTTCAGACAACGAGTGTACGTGCCCCTCTACTTCTAGATCCCACCCAAAGGTTTGATATACAGGTACTGTAATTGCGTAAGTACACGGACGGTCATGAAAGTTTTCTTGTGGGGTTTTTTGTACTCCCCTAGTGGACGTAAAGTAGGCCCACGAAGGCAAAAGAGTAGGAGAATTAAACTCTTTTTGTGCCCTATTCCAAAGTTTTTCATGAAGCATGTCAATCTCAGGCGTTCTTATAGTCTCTAGCTCACTACCTAGGTCTTTAGGCCAGTTAGCTAAAATTTCTTGGGCGTAGGCCTGTGCATACTCAAAATCTCGTTCAATAAATAAATCTGGTATTACTTTATGCACTCTCAGGTCCCTTTACTTCGTCTACTTTATTCCACTTACCGATGGGGCACTCAGCAGCTGAAATTTTAACTTTAAGGTGCATAAAGCACCCACACTTCTTGCATTGTTGGGTTAGCTTAGTTAAGTGAGCGCAACCGTTACACATCTCAAGACGTTTTTTAGCAACTTCGTCTGTAGTGCGAGGCACGTTCTTATCTAGAAGATCCCAAGGCCTGGTGTCGCCTAAGTTCTTCTTGTATTTTTGCCACAGGGACAGGTTATCTTCAGACATATTATTCTCCTAGATTTCTGACCACATACTGAGGTCTTGGTTCTTAAGCATTGATTTTGGGGCGATATTAAATCCTAGCATAACTGTTTTTTCATGACTATAGGTAATCTTTTTTCCTGCTTCCCAAAGATAAATGTCACCTGCAGCCAATAGGTTAGATACTCCCCCTACAGTTATAAAGCTTCCTTCTTCGGCCTCTAATACGACTATTCCAGAAAAACAGGGGATCCTAACCCCTCCGGTGTCGTACCAAACATCTGTTCGAACCTGGCTTATTAACTCGTATGATAGATAGAAAGTTGAGTGGGTTCGACTCAATTCGTAGTAGCTGCAGGAATCTTCCAATAACTTTTTGATCTCTCTATGAGCATAGTTAATTGACCTATCTTCAGCAATAGGTACATTTGAGGAAAATACTTTTACCGGCCTAGTTAATACGCTTAGGAGACGTTCGTGCTTATTCATAAAGCTACTCTACCTCCCCTTTTAGTATGTTTAAAAAGGCATGATGTTCTAAAGCTTCGTTGTCTGCGGCGTATTGCACGTCTTTTTTAAAAGTTTTATAGTTCTCCGTATAGTAGGGGCTAACAACGTTATTTTTATCAAATTCTTTTAAATTTTCTATAAGAGCCTTTTGTTTAGTTCCCAAAGATATATACATCCAATTATATAGTCTCCAAGAAGCCTCTCCAAAAAAATCTTTATACACGGGTACTCGACTTTCTAATATATCCAGGAAAACTTTAAGGTGGTCCGTAGCGTTATCTTTTGTGTAGTGTTTCCAAAAATCCGTGTCTTTACGTTCTCCCAGGTAGTGTAGGTAAACAAAAGAAGACACTTGATCATGTAAAGAAATAGCGTATTTATTGTAATCCCTAGTTATTCTTGGATCTGTACTGTAAATACTTTCTGGGGAACCTAGAACGTTGGCTAAGCACATAATAGACGTCCATATAGAAGTTGCCTCTAACGGCTCAATAAACGCGGCAGACAGTCCTAAAGAAATTACGTTATGTTTCCAGGGCTCTGTGTAGTACCCGGCTTCAAATTTAAAAGGAGTATCTTTAGGCCAAAAGGGTTCGTAACCAAGCCAATTAATAATTTCTTGCTTAGCTTCTTCGGTAGACAGGTAGTTTGAGTCGTATACGTATCCACACCCATAACGATGTTGTAAGGGTATTTTCCAAATCCAACCGGAGTTCATAGCAATTGCTTCGGTATATGAAGGTATGTTTTCTTTGTCTATATCAATAAAAAAAGGCATAGCGCTATTTACTGTAAGGCTTGAGGCGTGGCTATGCCACTCTGTTTTAAAGTTTTTTGGAAAAAATCTTCCAAACCCAGAGCAATCAAATATAAAGTCTGTCTTAATAACTTCTTTAGAGTCTAATATAAGAGTGTTTACGTCTTTAAGATTGTCTTGAGTATAGGATAGGACTTTACCTTCTACTCTAGAAATGCCCCTACTTTCACCAACTTTTCTTAAGAACTCAGAAAGTTTTTTAGCGTCAAAATGAATAGAAAAATCTCCCATAACATTAGTTTTTTGAATAGGATTGTTTATCCTATCCTGATCAAAAAATGCGTGGCTAAACGCAACTTTATTAGATTCCATTAAGCGAACCATAAAGTCATAGTCGCTTTCAATGTCTTTTTCTGTAGCCGCAGATACAAAAATAGGGGCGGTATTACTTAACAAAAAGAACGTTTCTAACTTTTGAGGGGATAGGTTTCCAAAAGCATCAAAAGGGTGATAATAAAAATCTTTTGTTCCTCCACCATTCCAATTTGTAAACTTTACTCCGTTTTTTATGGTAGTGCCGGTGTGCTTTACCAAAGAAGACACAGGTATTTCAAGTACGTCTAAAAACCTAATTAAGTTTGGAAGACTACCTTCACCAGCACCTAGTATTCCTATTTCTGATGATTCTATTAAAGTTACATTTTTATTTGGGAACACTTTTTTAGCGTATAGGGCAGTTAACCAACCAGCAGTTCCTCCACCCAATACGGTAATGTTTTCTACACTGCGCTTATTCATTAAATCCCCCTATTCTTTGACCAAACCATATCAGAGGAAACGCTGGATCCCTAGGGGCTTCCATCTCATCCTGGTCAATACGCCCACCTCTAAGGGGAGTAGTAGCAAATGTTTGACCTGCTACTTTTCTAGCCCTGGCATAAATCCTATCCGCTAGCTTACTTCGGTCAGGTGGGGCTTCTAACTCAACACCAAGGTGTGTGGCAAAAAAAGATTTAATAAAAGCCCCAAATAAAACCCAATAGCCATTACGCCTATGTATAGGGCTTGTGTACATCCGTACAGTTAGGTAGCTGCTGCTTATGCATACATACATATCCGGATACTCATAAGGAAGGTATTTAGAGAGTATTAGCGTGCCTGTAGGGTATTGATCATTCTTATATATTGAGATGATGTAGGTAAAGTCTTTATGATCAGGCTCAACACAAACATGTACCCAAAACCCATTTAACTCCTCAGGGAAGTCAGCCTGTACAATTTGTGCGCCGTTTAAATTCATGGTTAGTCAACCGTGCTTGAGTCGTGGGTCAACATCCTTTCAGTAAAGAATATATCATAAGGTTCGCAGTCAATAGATACCACTTCGTGGTTTACGTCTACTTTTTCAAGTACGCTAATAGGAAGCCATGTTCTTTCAGCATAAGACCAAATGAGGTCTCTAGGGTCTAGATCTAATGACTTAACAAAACTAGTCTCGTTTCCACGCTTAACCATGATGTAGTGAGTATCAGAGAATATGTCTGAGTCTACGAGTACAGCCCACTTTGCAGTGCGGTAGCGAAGCCCAACAACCTCAGTCTCTACAAGGTTTACGTATGGATTTTCAGCAGTCCAGTTAATAAGATCCATATCGGTAGCAGCTAAGTTGTCGTATGGGAAAGACTCTACAACGGCAGAAAGAAGTTTGTCTCCAACTTTTAAGTCAGAGGCAGCAACTAACCCATCTTTAGTACGCACTAAAGTGTTGACGTTAACACTCTTTAGGCCAGGCTCTAGTCCGCTTTCTCCGCATAACCAAAAACAAACATCGACGTCAACTGGTGGAACCACAGGATCTACAACTGGTGGCTCTGCAGGGGTAGCTGGGTCCGCAGGCTCATTACAGTAACCATAAATATCTGGACAACCAACAGCAGTAATACAATAGCTTTGTGTACCGTTGTCCCCGCAAGGTTGATTTCCAGAACCATAGGTACAGGTACCGTTACAAATTGGTCCCCCACCAGTTCCACCGCCAGGACACCCATTACAAGGACCCTCAATATTTGGGCAGTCTCCAGGAGTTAATTGAATTGTTTGAGTTCCCTCGTTAATTCCATCTGGACACCCACATTCAGTTGTAAAAGTATCTAAAATTTGAGCGCAAGGGTTGGATCCACCAACTGCAACACATGGGCCGTAAATATCTTCGCATCCAATTGGAGTTTCTTGAAACGTAAAACTTCCAATTCTTCCGTCATCAGTTGTACAAGGAACTTGTGAGGTAGCAAGAACTGGACAGTTGACCTGTGGGTCGCCACCGTTGCCTGCCCCTGGAATATCCGGACAAGCAATAAACTGACTTCCGCTAGTACCATAAATTACGCAATTATTAGGGCCTGGGGTACCAGGACCCGTATAACTTATAAATTGACGGCATGAAACAGGGTCACTACTAGTTGAGGAAGTTGTGTAGCAAATCTCTGTGAACCTATTTACCGGATCTGGATCTGGTGGTGGTGGTGGTGGCGGAGCAATACAACGTCTAAAACTATAAAAAGTGTCGCATCCTTCAGGCGTTATACACTTGTATCTAACCCCTGTACCAGAAGCACATGAGCCGGTTGCGTATGACTCTTCTCCGCTTCCTTCGCCACAGTAGGCTCCGCCGCACTTAGGAATTTCTCCAACACAATCACCAATAACGGTGTTTTGAGTTACATTACACCAACTTTGATACGTGTTTGTAGTTACTAATCGTTGCCCCGTACCTAAATATCCACAAGCTTCGTAGGTAGATGCTGAAGATTTTGGAATAGTGCAGTTTTCTGCAGTAGAGCAAGAAGGAAATGAGGTTATACCTAAGGCTTCGCAAACCCATTCACCTTGGCCGGTTACAACTGTGCCCGTAAAGTCAGTGCTTTTAAGCTCATTTAAACAAGTTCCAGTAGTAAATGGACGAAGAGTACAGTAGTACTTAAGGTTAGGTTCTAAAGGGTTACAACAGCTGTACGAAACTTTAAGTGAACTATCGCTGTATTTTTTAGTGACGCGCTTGGCATAACCTGAAGTACATCCAGAAAGTCCACCCCAAAACTCACAATCACCAATTTCTTCACTAACTACTTGAATAATTGGGTCTGGAGCGGTGCACGTACCGGCAGGTACAGTGTAGGTAGCGCAACCTACATCTGTTTGACAAGTGTAGGGTGCAGTTCTAGTTCCTATAGTAACGCCATCTGCTAGATAACAAGGTTCAGTTGTAGGAAGAATAACCCCGTTAGTCCCATTTAAGCAATAGTTAGGTCGGTAACAGATAGTCTCTGGAATAGCGGGAGGCTGTTGTCCTGGTGCGGTACAAGTTGCTCTCCAGGTTCCATTTATTTTTACGTAAGATTGATTTACTGTACGCCAAGTCCCGTTTACTTTTATGTATCCGCAAACACCATTGGTAGGGGCATCAGTAGTAACTGTTCTCCAAGTACCGGCAACCTTAACGTATGTTGCCATGGCTTACACGTACTTCAGCCAGACATCCCCGTCACTACCACCTGTTGGTGTTCCAGTAGACGTAAAGATGTTTCTTACAACTCCAGAGCTAGTACTTGCTGTAGTAACAGCTCCGTTAGTTACGCTTACTGCACCAATAGCGTTAGGTAAGACTGGGTCTAATCCGCCTTGAGCGTGTTGCGTAGCGTGAAGGGATGCCGCAGCACCGATAGACGCAGGATCAGCTTGAGCTGTTCCAAAAGACTCCCAAGTATTTGCAAGTTGATTCCATCTACGTAAACCCATTAGTTCACTCCAAACACTAGTACGGTGCCGGCTGTAAAACCACCGGCATCAATAATTAACTGAACAGAACTAATTGGCTGTACCTGTAACCAGGTTCCAACTTTAAGAACAGGGGTTATGTTATTGTTAACGAGTCTGTACACGCCGTTTGCTACGCATGTAGAGTATCCTTGCGTATCTTGAGTGTCTTCAAAGGTAAAAGAAAATTTATTTGTAGATATTCCAGATTTAATAAGTGGTAGTTCTATAATTTCTGTAGCCACTAGTCCAGCAGAATCAATATAACTAACGTTATCATTATTACAAGTTACTCTAAGAGTTGCATTTGCGGAAAGTACTAGACCCCTTATTAAAATGTAAAGGTCTTTATAATCTGCATTTACAGATAAGTTAACTGATCTTCCAACAATTGTTGCTAAGTTTAAAGTTTGTAGCAGGTTTTTACCCGCGTTATTTTGAGTATCGGAGTCAATCCAAACATCTCCATCAGTAGCTGAGGAAGGTAGAAATGGACCAATATGAATAGTTTTTCCTGGGCGGTTGTCCGTAAACTGAATTGCTCCTACGTCTACGCCATTAAGTTTAACTGCCATTAGTCTGAAATCTCCGATCCAAAGGCGTTAAAGGAAAGATTATTTGTAGATGCGTACACGTATATAGCGTCGCCTGTTCTTAGAGTAATACCTAAAGTATAAGTGATTGTAGAGGTAGCTGGGATTGTGCTGTCAAACACTAAGTATTGTTTGGCGCTGTCCGCAGCTCCGTTTTCACGAACAGAAATTCTGTAGGTAGACGAGCTGTTTCCTCGGTTACATATAGAGATAGTAGACACTACCGTTTGAATGCCCGCTCCAACAGGGCCGTACAAAGGGGTAATTGTTGATCCTACTGGAGCTGATTGAGCTAGGATCTTATACGTTGTTGCCATCTAGGGTCTCCCGTGAATAAAAGGCTAA